AAAACTGTCAGGGAATAAAGAATTAGTAAAACAAAGAGATCTGGCAGCAAAAGAATGGGTATCAAAAGATCCAACTATTAAAGGTCTGAATGAATTTGCGGAAACTCCAAAAGGGTCAACTACTCGTAAAACTGAAAAAGATATCAAAGACGAATCTTTAAATTTAAAAGTCACAGAAAGTTTAAAAGATACATCCACTACTCGTAAAACCGTAGATGACACTGCTAGTGCAGAGAAAGAACAAGAAGCAAATTTACTAATTCAAGAACAGATAGAACTCCTCAGAGAAATTGCCAATAACACTGCTCCCGCTGGGCGCAGTGGTAAAGGTGGCAAGGTAGATGATAAAAAGGGAGGTTTCTTAGACTCACTTATGAAAGGCGAGATGTTTACATCAATCCTTGCCATGGGTACTTCTATCTTGGGGTTTGCTGATAAGATTGGTAAACTATTTGGTGGTGTGCTGCGCATCTTATCTAAACTCGCAATCCCTCTTATTGTAATTATGGCAATCTGGGATACAGTTAAAGGTGCTATTGAGGGTTTTGAAGAGGGTGGAATTATTGGTGCTATTGGTGGAGCGATTAAGGGGTTGTTTAATTCAATCATCATGAAACCTTTAGATCTAATTAAAGATCTTACATCATGGGTACTTGGAGCGTTTGGATTTAAGGATGCAGAAAAGTTTCTTGATTCTTTCTCGTTCGAAAAAATGTTTACAGGTTTAGTAGACAACATTACAAATTTCTTTTCTAAGACACTTCCAGAATTTGTCACTGAGACAATACCAAAATTCTTTACTGAAAAGATCCCAGAGATGTTTAGTAGTGTTCTAGACTGGGTAAAGAGTATACCAACAGCAATTAAAGAATCATTAATAGATCCTCTTGTCGGGTTACTTACTGAGTATATCGTAGATCCTCTTAAAAAGGTATTTGAACCTGTTGGAAACTTCTTTAAGAGTATGAAAGAAAGTTTTATAAATGCATTCGAAGACTTTGAAATTCCTGGGATTTCATTCGAGGCATTTGGTAAGAAGTTTGGATTTGGTCCATGGTATCCGTTTAGATCTAAAGACACTAAGATCACGGCGGAAACAACAACAGAGAAAACAAACACTACATCTACTTTTAATAAAACAATTACATCAACTTCACCAGAGGCATCTACCGTTGTTGCAATGCAATCAGAAGGTGCAGATATTCTTTCTAATCTTTCTCTACTTGATACCAAGACTGGTAAGATAATCTATGCAAACTCGGATGAAGCTCCACGGGAAATCTCCAAGTCTACGTTTTCTAAAGTTAAAGACCTCGCTAAGAAAGGTGGTACTGCAAGTCAGATCGATACTCTGGTTAAAGAACAAGAAATGTACGAAAAACTTTCTTGGTTCGACAGACGCAAAGTTGATTTGGGTGTTGCCACAGTAGAAGAACTGAGTAAGAAAATAGAAAGATCACCAGTTACTACTTCCGGTAAACCTGATGTGAGCACATCTCTGGCGACTGAACCTAAAGTCACACAGACTGTTCCTACTGCTGCTGCTATGGTATATGGTGCATCTGCAGAAAATGCTGCTGCCGCATCGGTTGGTGCTGCGCCTACTAATAACACAGTGGTTGCTCCGACGACAGTTAATAACACAAGACACGAAACTATTAACTTTAGACCAGATGTTAGAAACCAAGACTATTCTTTCAAGAGGTTGCTTGATAATAGGTATGTATCAGTCTAACGTAAAAATGCCCTCTTTCGAGGGCATTCTTTTTATTACATTACGAATTAATCTTCGTTGGCAATCTTCTGGAAGTAACTAAGAGCATCATCGTCCTCGTCTTCCATGACAGGTGCTTTACTTGCACGTGGCGTTGGAGCAGGAGATGACTTAGGAGTATCTGGAACGAACGGTGGGTCGTCGTCATTTGCCAGATCAGCAGCAGTCTTAGATGCGACTGTAGTACCAGAAAGAACCGAATCCAATTTCTTCTTCAGTTCATCATAAGACTTAAAGTTCTTACGATCTGTAAACTCTGCCAAGCGATATTGCTTCTTGGCGATCTCAAGGATCTCCTCGTCGCTATCTGCAACAGCAGCAGGTTCCATGAACACTGATTGATCATAGTTCGGGTAACCATCTACTTTACGCATACGCAGTTTAAAGTCTGCACCTTCCCAAAAGTCAAACACGTTAACTGGTTGTTCATCTTCGAACGTAGGACGTGCTTTGTCCATGATCTTGTCAAAGATTTTCTTACCAAATTTAAACAAGCGGACTTGACCTTCATTCTCAGGATGTTTAGGGTCTGAGATAATCAGGACGTTAGCAATAAAATGCAGTTTGCGTTTTTGCTTACGGGCAATTTCCTTATTGGCATCCGAACCAGAATTCCACAATTGTGTATTCAGTTCACCAACAGGATCGTTTTCACCGAGAGTGGTGAGGGAGTTTTCGATGTACCATTTGCCCGTTGGACCTTGGAATGCATGAGAGAATACTTTCGCCCATGGCAGTTCATCTTGTTCGGTCTTGGGAAGGAATCGGATTGTTGCAGAAGCATTGCCTGCTTTATCTGCTTCTAGTTTCCAAAGTCGATCGTCTTGATACGATTTGGTTTCCGTTGAAGGATTTGCGATCTTTTCAAATGCATCGGTGATCTTACCGAAGTCGTTATTACGCATTTTGCGGAGTGTATTGATATCCATATTTTGCCTCGTATTTAAGTGTATAAGATTGTATTACTTCGTATGTTTAGTATGTGTGATAAAGACTTCATCTGTTGTTTCCAATTCGTCGTCGAATGGAGGTTCATAATCATCTTCATCAAACGTATTTAGGACACGCATACCTTGCCCTTTACGGTTGCTCGCATGCTTGGGTCGCTTACCACGACTTCGCTCGTCATCATCAAATTTACCACCGTAATTTTTTCTAGTATCACCCATGATTTAACTCATTTAATTCCAATCGAAAATTATTATAACTGACAGATAGGTTAGTTGGTTCGTATTTAATAAACCCATCACACTTTTTAATTCTTCTAGCATCGTCTTCCCAGAAGAGCATAGTAGAATTATCCCACATATCCAAATATCCGACAAGTTTATTTAATAGAAACATTGATTCGATAGTCAATTGTTTCCCAATAAACATCTTGAGGATAAGAGGATATGCCCCAGAAAGAAACTCAAAAACATTTTGAGGATTCATTCTATTCTTCTCAACTTGAAACATAATCTTTGCCAAATCATTTGAAAATACTTTAGTCAAAGATTGTTTACGTCTTTGCCATTCTATGTAGTTAGATTGTGCTTCATCTAAATCGTAAACTGCTGCGTCATTACCGTATGCAAAATTAGCAACCAAAAACTGGATAACTGTTCGATCGTCAACATAGGTTCGTGCTATACGATCAAACAGAAACTTGTCACTGCGTGCTAGAAAGGTCTGTTCACTTCCCTTAACATACCCTCTCGTTTCGAACACATTGTAGTTATCCTTCGTGAAGTGTAGTTTTAACGACATATAATAACGATAAACTTTGAAACCAGTGATCATTTAGTTTGTTCTTGCTCGTTTGTTCTCATTAATAAACATTTCAACCAAACCTTCTAGTGGACGAACCACCGTATAGTGTTCCTTCGATTGTAATCTATTATACACTGGTTGCCACTTACCATCAACTAGAACTTGCATTACTTGAAAATCTCCTTGACCTTTACGGTATGGGATCTTGTATGAGATTAAGAAGTTCTTAAAGTCATTTAGTTTGTTATGATGTAGAAGATTTCGACTCATTCCAATGTAGCAGTTTTGGGTAGTAGGTTAGATTCTTTCATATCATTTTCGATCTTGTCTTTCAAAGATTTACTAATCAACGAAACAATTTCTTCGGGTTCGATATAATTTTCAGCACAGTAATGTAGCACTGCATCCATATGAGACATTCGTAATTGACCTACCAATGCCTCAATATGCATTGAAAATTCAGTAGAATTGTTAAACATTACATGCGACCCAAGTAGTATTGAGAATATCGAATAAGACTCTCAATGCGAGTATACTCCTTCATTTTTGTATGGTACAAATTCCAGATTGGGGTGTCAACCCGTTCGGCATTCATCTTACGTTCAAACTTATCGAGAAATTTAGTCATGAACAGATCAATGGTCATTTTCTTTTTCAGCAACTCTTGTTGTGCTGTCTCGATTGCCTTCCTATCACGTGCTTGGAAAGCGGCAGAAAGTGTATTCGCTGTAGTCATTTTATTCACTCTTTAATTTTATATTCAGGGTTTCTTTAATCGTGGCATAAAGTCCACGGGATAGTCTATCTTTATTATTAGGTTTACCCTCGTCTCATACGAGAGATTTCTACCGCATCTTCTTGTGAGAATACGGGTACTGCATTGGACTTATGCAAGGTAGCAATACCCATCATTGCATTTCCGGTATATTGCTTTTGCTCAGGAAGACTAGCAACTCCAGATGTACCACCAGCAGACGGATAGTGAGGGGTTTCTCGACGATACGGTGCAGGTGATTTCAATGGTTTTGCTTTCACAGTTTTCCTAGATCCATACTTATTAACTAATTCATCCCACGATGCCTGCAACTGACGTTGCTTGGCATTTGGTTTAGGGGTCTTGCGCTTAGGAGTAGATGTATATATCAGCATAATAACATTATACCCGAATTATGAATTAAAGTCAATCACCAACTTGCGTGGTAGTAAAATTCCATTTTATTGAATACTGGGTCTTTCAAGATTCGTTCAAGACGTGTTACGGTATATTCAACTCCTTGAAAGTACCACTCATCGTAATCAGTACCACCAAAGAAAAATCCTCCTTGGGTGGGTAACAACTCATCCGCTTTACTGTTATCTGCCAATACTTCCCTACATATAGACAATAGAGTTTCTAGAGATTCTCGAGCAACGTAATATTCACCACAATCATCTTCACCGTCTTGTACGTTCTCAACAAACCAGTTGTGAATTTGATTCGACTTTCGCCAGTAGGCAACTATAAAAGAAACTTCTTTGACGTGTAGGTCTTCGTCTGTTTCTAACCCAAACAACTCATTGATAGTGTTTGCTTTCACAGCAAGATCACTTTCTTTATCCCAAACATACAGCGATTTCTTCGCTGAAAGATGCATATCCAAACCCATAATAATTCCTTAAATTAGATAACAAACCCAGTTGTGTCTTTCTTCGCTTTACCTTTCGCTTTAAGACCAACAATGACACCTTTAGGATCCAGAAAACGCAGATCAGTATCGTCGCCATTGATAACGGGACGACCGAGATACGTTTCAGGAACATCACGGAACACTGCAGCAACGTTCAGTCCGTTGCTAACTGCCAGACGCACATCAATATCATTACCATCTGCCTTTGAGAAGGTTAGGTGATAGTTCTTGATATGGGATACTTTACGATTGTTGATTTTGGTGTAGTCGTAGAATTGCACTTCGGGGAACATTTGGAAGATGTTCTTGCCTACTGCAACTTCATACTTTTCCCAAGAGATATCGCTAGTGCCGTTCAGACGGAACACAGGGATCATGTTCGCTTTCTCTGCTTTTTTGATTGCTCGCAGGATGTCTACGGTCAGTTGATTGAGAAAGTCTCGGCGATTCTCAAAGAAGAAATTAGTCTTACGGATACGTGCTTGCTGGATCACGTTAGTCGATTCACCTTTCTTGAAAATACCACCACGACCAGCAGTGTTCAAGCATGATGCTTTACAACCAGCAGTTGCTTTGGGGCAAGTATTTTTACCCGAAAGGTTAGCAGGTGCTAGGTGAAGAACGAAAGACATATAACCTTTCTTCTGACCCTTCAACAACTTCGGATTACCAGTGCTAAGCAGTTCCATAATATATTCCTTATCTCAATCTATAATACTATTATACTGTATTATTGAATTAAAGTCAACTACTATCTTCCGTCTGTACTTCGTGCCATAGCACTGAGGATTGTGTAAAGAGACATTTCCCGCTCTTCCGGAGTCGCATCTGGATCTTCTTTATGGATAGCGTCTTTCAGCATATCTAACATGATGCCTGCCATATCTTTTGCTTTGATAATTTTGGACATTTTAGTTCCTTATCTCAATCTATAATACTATTATACTGTATTATTGAATTAAAGTCAACTACGCTGTCACAAAATACTTGTAGGGAAGACCCAACAAGTAGCACAGGTACTCGTCATCGCCATTACTACCTTCTGCTTCATGGATCCAACGCATTGCCATATCACGTGAAGTAGCACCTGAGTGCATAAGATTATGGATTCGTATCTCAAATTCGTGAGATGCGATACCTTCTTCTTCCACACGAGTCGCTTCCTGCTCGTGCAACATCTCACCGAGGATGTCCAATTCCCCTCTGAATGTCTGCTCAGACCATCCAGTAAAATCGACATGACGAGGACGATATCCGTACACGTCTTTGTACATATCCCAGTAAGTTGCAGAGAGTTGTTCCAACTCAGACATTTCATTCCATGGGGTCATAATATATTCCTTATCTCAATCTATAACTAATTATACTTCTTTATTGAATTAAAGTCAAGGGTTAACACTCTGGGTCGAAATCTGCCCACTCTTGCGCTTCATCTGGTTGTCCATCATACTCGACTTCTGCAGGAACAACCTCGAAGTCGTAACTGAACGAGTCTGTGTAATCATAATCCGATTGAGTAGTCACACCAATGGCGACTTGGCGTTTAATTACCTCAAGAGCCTCAACCAAGGCAGTCACGTCGACGGCATTCAAATTCAGAGTCATGTTCAACATATTCATATTCCTTATCTCAATCTATAACTAATTATACCGGATTATTGAATTAAAGTCAACTAGTGATGAACACCCAGAGACCCCAAAAGCATACAACGTATACCATTACAATACTAATAATTATAGTCTTCATAATATATTCCTTATCTCAATCTATAATACTATTATACTATATTCTTGAATTAAAGTCAACACCTCGGAGACACTCTATTTTAGGGAAGCAGGAGCACTCCATTCTCGGAGATGGCGCATTACTTGAGACCATTTAGGGAAAATATATTCTTGACCAGTTTCGGTAAATATAATAATAAATCCATTTTCTGCTTTTTTGATAATAATTTCCATTATAACTCCAATATTATATTATTTGGTCCGGCGTACAGGAATCGAACCCATATTAAGGGAGTAGAAATCCCCTGTATTATCCATTATACTAACGCCGGAAACTCCACTTCAACTTATATTATACCGCATTAATGAATTAAAGACAAGCGTTTATTTCATGTCTCGAACGTGGTCGCAGATGCCATATTGTAGTGCTTCTTCGCCAGACATCCAAACATCCTGTGCTGGCAGTAAAACCTCACGGATCGTTTTATCGTTCATGCCAGTTGATTTCTTATAATGTGCGATCATACGTTGAGTTGTAAGATCAAATTCTTTGGCAACAGCAATCAATTCGTGTGCCTTACCAAATGAACCCCACGAGAATTGATGAGAAAGTATAGAAGTATTCGGAGTTAGAATACGTTCACCTTTCTTACCAGCGATAAAGATCATCAAACCTGCCGAAGCGATCTGTCCAAGACCAATTGTGCGAATGGGAATCGAAGAACCACGCATCACATCAATCAATGCAAATCCTGCAGTCAGATCGCCTCCTGGAGAACTAATCATTAGGTTAAGCATATCTGGTCGATCTTCTGTAGCAAAATTTGCGTCAAAAATCCACTCAATGACTGGGCGAATAGAAGTTTGAGATACATCATCCATCAACAGGTAATAGGAATGTTCTTTCTTATTACTATTGAGATCCAAGTTTAATTTTGCTAGCATGGTATTCCTCAAAAATTAGTTTAACTTATAAAAAATATGTCGTCCTATTTGCGCTGTTCGTTGAAGATTTTTCCAATTGGGATTTACATAGTCTGCATGAAAAAATAAAGAACCGTGAGTGATATCAAACAGCGTGTCATAGTTAAAGTATACTAGAATTGCTACTTCTCTAACCCGTAGAAACAATTCCTCATCGTATTTATTGTTAAGTGCTTTATGTCTTAGTGCATTATTACACCACCAAGAGAATTGACATACTGAATTTCTTTTCTGCTGCACCACTTCGCATATTGTTTTTGGGAAGTACTTTGATAATGATCTGTTCATCGTAACCATGGCAACTGCTATTTGCCCCTCATATGGTTCTGCTCCAGATTCAAAGTATATATTTCTGGCAAGACAGTCAATTTGTTGACGATGACTTTGGTCTAATTGCTCATATGTTATATCTTTAAAGAGTGTGGTATAAGTTTCTAATACCTGTGGATGCTCTACTGGAAATGTCTCGGGGATGTGAGATACGTAGACCTTTTGAATTTTGTTGGTCGGGAATGAAAACAGTGCTAGTGCGACCAATGATATAAAAAATAACGTGAGTTTATCTACACGCATAATTATCTCCTTAATTAGTTAAGGCAATAGGGCGTGACTGATCCCTCCTGCCGATCCCGTATTAGGTTGACTTTTTGCTAGTCTTTTCTATTTTAGTTTGTGGGATTTGTGAGACAAAACCATTTAATGCATCTGCCTTGGCAACGATATCGGTTTCTGTCGGGTATGATGGCATTGCTGGATGTTCTGGAGGAACAGCACCTGCTTGACGAGCATTTTCTACTCGCACTTGCCAATCTTGTGTAACTTGCTCTCTCTTACCGAAGTATTCTTCAACAAGCATGTCTTTTGCCATTTTTAAAAGTTCTAGGCGAATCTCGAACGGGGTCATGTTACTCATAGTAAATCTCCTTGTGTGTTATGAGTTGTGTGTATGGTGGATTCTTTTGCTGGTTCCACCGAACCAGTAATATTATATAGCACTTTAAAACAACTTACTTATAACGCCAAATGCTATAGCAACTAATGGTATCATTATAATTGATGATATCAATAAAAAGAATACCAACATAATATAACTGAAGAGTGCTTTAATGTATCTCATGTATCAAACCCAACATAGTAATTATACCGTTAACTGTATTTTTAGTCAAGCATTAATAAATTTGATAAATCTTGAATTGCTCACCTGTCGCTAAAAAACAACTAATTTCCTGAGCATTGAATGTCATTATCACAACAACGCTTTTTTGCTTATCGTTAGTCCATATTGACATGACTATTTCTCCGTCAGACTTCGGTATCTTAGATCCCATAAGTGGCAGCATCTTAAGATCTTCTACGATAAACTTGACTACGATATCCGTTTTGTTGCATACATGAGATACTTGAATCTCCACACTTTGTTGAGACTTTGCTGGAACTGACCAGATAGAAAGCACCAACATTGCTGCGATTAAAACCTTTTCCATTTCCTGTACTCCTCTCTTAGTTGTATAAAACTGTATATCCAGTTGTCTCGTTTTTCTACAAATAAAAGAGGTTCGCTATTGTCAACACCCATGATAATAATCATCTTTGAGACTGGAATTCCAGTGCGCTCTTCAAAGGCAACAGCATATGCTGAAGTCTGCATAAAGTAGTTTGATATATCTGACTTCTCCTTTACTTTAGATGAAGTCTTAAAATCTATTACTGCAAATTTACCATCATATTCTCCGATGCAGTCAACTGTTCCTGCAACAGCAAGATGATCAGAATATAATTTACTTTCAAGTGCATGGATATTGTCGATCTTATCCAGATGAGGTTTCATAGATTTAAACATATCATAATCAAATGGATTAATGTTTAACTCTTTACCCCGCAGATAATCTTCACATAAAGTGTGAATGGCAGTGCCACGATCAGATGCTCTTTTGGAGATTCTATTCGCTTCCTGCTCACCCACTCGTTTACGCCATTCAATAATCGCATCTTTACTAAGCAAACCTGTTACGGTAGTAATAGAAGGATAGCGAGTGCCAGTTGGAGTTTCATAAATCCGACCAGCATCACTATCAATCCGTATCAACTCACTAAATTCATGATGTATAAAAGTTCTCACTTACTCTGTAATCTCGAAGTGTGGACCATCAATAAAAGGACGCTTACCTTGACTGCGACGAATAGAAACATATGAGTCTATCGCATCTTGCATCGTACCGTCCCACTCACGAATGTCTGGAATGTGCCATGCAGCACCCCAACAAACAGGAACTCCAACAACAGTAGCACCGTACTTCATTGCATCTGCGATGTCATCATACATATTGATTTCCCATGACACTCGATCACCGATATATGCCATAAGGTCGACTGCCTTACCTTGTACGTGCTTACCACCGACGGCAATTTGACTAGCACCCTTTTGGTAGTATTCTAATTGTTTCTCTGCAGTTCTCAATCCTTCGATCACACCAAAGTCTACTTTAGTTACTGTGATAGCGACTTTAACAACTTCAATGAGTCGCTCGTCCACTCCCTGCATTCTCTGTAGAGATCTTGCTGATAGTTTATATGCCATTATTTGTTCTCCATATCTTCATAGCGAATCTTCGCTAAAATATAATCTTTAACCAAGGATGATCTTACGATATCCTCTGCTGTAAATTCGATTCTTGTAAATGCCCCCATATGATGGGCAATGTCAAAGAATTTAAGAATACCACTCATATCATTCTTACGTTTATTCAAATCAGTCTGACGATAATCACCACACCAGATAATTTTAGAACGATAACCAACACGAGTCATGACAGTATCAATTTCCTCGTAAGTCAGGTTCTGCATTTCATCCACGATAATGATTGCATCATCAAACGACATCCCTCGAATAAACGAAGTAGAAATGAAATCAATATACCCCTGTTCCTCTAACCTTTGGTACGCATCTGGTCTTCCGAACAATGTGTGACAGATTTGTTGATAAGGTTGTTGATAGATTTGAGTCTTTTCTTGCAGGTCACCTGGGAGATGACCAACTTCCCTTGACGGGACAGCAGAACGGACAATAATAATCTTTTCGAACGGGTTTGATTTATCGAGGACTTCTTCGAGTGCTTTGTAGAGAGCAATAAACGTTTTACCTGTTCCTGCCACTCCGTGAAGAGCAACAAAGTAGTCTCCTTGTTTGTACGCATCATAGAATTTCTTTTGGTTATTCGTTAATGGGGCAAACGTCTTTAAATCATCAATTCGTAATCTTAAATGATTACTCGCTTTTACTAACGGTCTGTCCCTCTCCGAATGGTGTTCACCAGTTTCTACTCCGTCAGAGATCTTCTTTCTCGCCATGTTACAACTCCGTTGTTTTGTTCAATGTACTTCCAGGGGATTTCTTGTGAATCTTATTCAAGACTTCCCTGAATGCCTTCCTGTGTTGATTGCCATCTATTGGATCCGCAGAGACCTGAGGTGCAGAAAGAATTCTACTTTCTGTGTGGTTATCCCCGCACCATGGGCATGGTTTTGCATCACCTCGTTCGGCAATCTTACATCTAACTTCAAAATACTGATCACACTTTAGGCACTGATAGTCATACAAGGGCATAGTATTTCCTATAACATTATAACAATTGTATTTATGATGTAGAACATGCCCACTCTGGAATAGAGCGTTGTTTCCAAGAGAACATCTTGGTCTTAGCACCGTTGTAATAATTACGATAGGAATCAATAGACGATTTTGTTTTGTACTCGTCTGGCATTGCAGGAGTAGGTTCTGTGAAACCACTTAGCGGGATATTGTCTGGTACACATTGATGTAATAATTTTACCAGACCATCACGTTCACACTTGTGCACCTTACCGTAACGATAGGTATACTCTGCACACAAGTCAACAAGAAGATTTGTTAACCACATATAGTTACCAACAGACTGTCTTACCCAAACAGCAGAAGGATGAGACACATGTGTAGCAGAATAGAGTATAGACTGGCGATCGTCATTAAGTACATACTGGGTTTGTTTTCGACCTGACTTAGAGACGCCGACAAGAATCGTGCCGTCAAGAACCCGATGAGCAGTAGAAAGTAGTTGAGCATATTCCAGAAGCATTTTTATAACGTGTTTATCGACGTGCTGACGAGCACACACAGATGGATCATTGTGTAAATAGAAAATGTTAATTTTATTTCTCCTTACAATTATCAAAGTGATATCGTTTCATTGTATTAGCACCACCAGTCTTACCGCAGTGTGGGCATGTTACTTGTTTATGTTTAAAGCCAGGTTGCCTCGCTGGACTATATGAAGACTTTAATGCTTCTAAAGATTTCTGTTTTCCTTCTTCACTCACAGCATTCCTACTTACGTTCCCATGTTGTTTTCGTTCTTCAGTTGTAGAGGTTTCCCATCGTTTAGATTGTGCATCAGATTTTAGTTGCCTACTTTTTTCTGATTCTGTCATACCAGTTTTGGCAATATTTGCGCTCCTAGTAAGTTCTTTCTTTTGTTGAATTGTGAGGGTATCTCTATGTGCTTTGACAGATTTTTTAATTTTGTGTTTAACTTCTTCAGATAAAACTATGCTTTTACCAGAACCACCAGTTGCCATATTATAACCAACATTATACTGTGTAGAACCTAATTGGTCAATCCAATATTGTTCTAATTTGTTGGCATCTTCTTGAGTTTCCGCAATTGCAATTTGCTCAATAATAAAATTTTCCTTCCCATGTTTATTGATTGCTTCATGTAACCTAAACTTGGGTTTTTTAGAGTTCCGAAAGTGCCCAAGAAGTCGTTCTTGTAACGGTTTGCTAGTCATGCCGATGTATACTTTTTTGTTTACTTGGTTAGTTATTTTATAAATGAAAATCATGTTCTTCTCCCTTTCATCTATTTATAATAACTTCATTTTTACCCAATGTTTGTAAAAATATTCATAATAAATGTATCGCTCCAGCAACATAAAATAAAACTGCAACCAATTCAACTAAGAACAATGGAACGTCTTTCTGTAACGTTGCTGCCCATGTCCACAGCGCACTACCCACTAAACTAAAGAAGATGTTTAATGGGTAGACGTTAAAACTGGTCAATCCTATACCTACTAAGCACAGGATTGTACCAGACCATTTAAGATAGAACATACTAGACATGAATTGCCCTC